TAGTTAAAAGTCCTTGATTTATGCGTGTTTGCAGGTTTTAGTAAAAATAAGGGAAAAACCTGAAAGCCGCACTACATCTGGTTCTTTTGCGAAGGATGCTGAAAAAGAGCTTTAAGCCTTGTAGATGACGAAGACCGGCCAGTTTGCGAAATAACGGGGATGTGCTGGCACCTTGTTGATGAGGCTACGCAAGGGTTTGTTCAAGAAACCGATCTGGATGATTTAGAAATTGAAGAAGAAAGCGGAGGTTGAATTTATGTTTATAACCCTAGAATTTCTCAAGGAAAAATCTGCTTGTGGTGCGGGACAAAGATACTTCGTGGACCGGTTTCCCGAAGGTGCAGAGTACCAGGATGTGCTGGACGTTTTGGCAAAAGAAAATCAAAACGATTATGCGGATTGGCTTATGCAGCATGTAGGTAAAACGGATGCCGTCATGGAGATTAGCGGGGACCTAGAAGTTGAGGGCAATATTTTCTTCGCGGGTTTTATTAAAGTTACCGGTTGGCTGAAAGCCAGTTTGCGGATCAAGGCTGGCAGAGGCATCGAGGCTGGCGATGGCATCGAGGCTGGCGATGGCATCGAGGCTGGCGATGGCATCGAGGCTGGCGATGGCATCAAGGCTGGCGATGGCATCAAGGCTGGCGATGGCATCAAGGCTGGCGATGGCATCGAGGCTGGCGATGGCATCGAGGCTGGCGATGACTATGGAATTTACGCCGGGCTAAGAATTCGTATATCCCTAAAAGTCCAATACGCGATAGTAGTTGCGAAGGAAATGCCCAAAAACTTGTTGCTGGGTATTTTTAAAGCCAAGGAATAACGGATCGAGGAGGCGATCAGCGTGTTAACGCCAACCTGCATTTGCGGACGAGCTATGCAATTCAAACCGTGTGAAAACAAAACCTTTTGTAAGACTCCCGGCTGTGGTGTGGTACTCGAAAGAGGTCCTGAGGGGTATTGGGCGCATGGTAGGTCAAGGCTTGCCTTTACCCCAATTATACCTAAGATCAAGGTTTGTACAGTGAGAACAAAAGCTGACAGGTACAAGAACTACCCGAAATCACGACGTGGGAAGGTGAGGTCAAGATGAAACGCTTTATTCGTTGGCTTATTATCAAGGCTGAGGCCCGCAAGATCAAGCGCGAGGCAAAGCGCCTGCAGGATATAGAGTACGGCTACACTCAGACTTAATTGCCAGTGGACAAGCTGACAGGAATGGGCATAGAACGCTTGCGGCTGTGACCGATGACGGCGTGATCGTGGATTACATGGATGGTCGAATGATGGGTCAGCGCGGCGTCGAGCCGAGGATTGTCAGGCCCTTTGGGATGTGGAGGTGGTAACCAGTGATGGCTTTGTGTGGTACCGCCGTAAAGCTGAATTACTACGCACTATGTATTTGTGTTACATCCGAAAGAATCCCGGAAGAGGCCTTTCGAATTATGGAGATCGCACCTGCGCCGGTGAAGTTCCAAGATGACGACATTGATGCGATCTTGGAGTTTAAAAAGAGTCATACATGGAAGCAACTCGGTGAAATGTATGGGATTAGCGTGCATGCTGTGAGGAAAAGGGTTATGCGATTTCAGGAGCGGCAGAAAGCGAAGGGAGAGATTGCGTGAGAAAGCGAGGCAAAAACCCTACGAGGGCACAGAAGGAACTGTTGGAGAAGTTGAGGCTTAATCCTGCGGATTGGCTCGTGGTTTGTGATGTGCCGGGAAGGTTTGAGATAGTTCATCGCGTGAACGAGAAGCGGAGGACGTTGGACGCATGAGTAGAGCCAATGCGATCAGAGAGATTATTGTTGACAACTTTTGTGGAGGCGGAGGAGCCTCAACGGGTATAGCCTTGGCAATCGGGCGCTCTGTAGATATAGCCATCAACCACGACCCTGCTTCGATTGCCATGCACAAGGCTAACCATCCAGAAACTGAACATTATTGCGAATCAGTATGGGAAGTTGATCCGCGAAAAGCGGCAAACGGTCGGCCCGTGGCCTTGGTCTGGCTAAGCCCCGACTGCAAACACTTTAGCAAAGCTAAAGGCGGTAAGCCGGTTACTAAAAATATACGGGGTCTAGCATGGGTAGCTGTCCGATGGGCGGCAACGGTAAGGCCGCGCGTGATCATGCTGGAGAACGTGGAAGAGTTTAAAACGTGGGGGCCATTACTCATAGACGGAAAACCTGACCCAAAACAAAAAGGCCGCACATTCCAAGCTTTCATAAATGCTCTTAAGCGCCAAGGATACCAAGTTGAACATAAGGAGCTCCGGGCTTGCGATTATGGAGCACCAACGATACGCAAACGGTTTTTCCTGATTGCACGGTGTGACGATCAACCGATAGTTTGGCCAAAGCAAACGCATGGAGATCCTAGCAGCCTTGAGGTTAAAGCAGGAAAGTTGAAGCCTTGGAGAACAGCGGCAGAGATCATTGATTGGTCGAAACCTTGTCCGAGTATTTTTGATACTACGGAAGAGATTAAACGGAAATACGGAATCAAGGCAGTTAGGCCTCTAGCAGATAACACAATGCGGAGAATTGCCCGAGGAATCCAGAAGTTTGTCATGGAAAATCCCCAGCCATTTATCGTCAGGGTTAATCATAGCGGATCGAATCACCATTACTGTAATTCAATCGATGATCCACTACTGACTATCACTTCTAAAAATGGCTGGGGCATAGTTGCACCAACGTTGATTCAATACCACTCAGAAACAGCGAATCACGAGGCGAGGGGCCAAACCTTAGACAAACCTATTATGACACTGGATACGTCCCCCCGATATGGCCTTGTGACAAGTTTCCTCACTAAGTTTTATGGCACGAATACGGGGCAAGAAGTTACTGAACCCCTTCAAACAATAACAGCTGGCGGTAATCATTTCGGAGAAGTTCGAGCGTTCCTGATGCAATACTACGGTGCCAGTGTCGGCCAAGAGGTTACCAATCCACTGTTCACAGTTACAACCAAGGACCGATTCGGATTAATAACTGTCCATGGTCAGGATTACCAAATCGCAGACATTGGAATGCGGATGCTTGAACCAAGAGAGCTATTTAATGCTCAGGGATTTCCGCCGGATTACATCATTGATGTGGATTCTGAGGGCAAAAGATATCCAAGGTCTGCACAAGTGGCGCGTTGCGGCAATGCAGTTCCGCCACCGTTTGCAGAACACCTCGTAAGGGCTAACCTTCCAGAACTGTGTGGGACTAAATCATTAAGAGAGGTAGGTGCCAAATGAAGAAAATATACATCGCTCATCCGTTTCAAGGTAAACGCTCCAATCTCCAAGCCATCACCCATATCTGCCAGCGCCTTGTGAAGTTTGGGGTAATGCCAATCTCTCCGGTACACTCGTTCGGCTTCCTTAACGAGAACGTGTCAGAGGAACGCGAAAAGGCTCTAACGTTTTGCGAAGAGTTAGTTTCGACTGCTGATGAGGTTTGGTTTTTCGGGGACTGGAAGCACTCGGTGGGTTGCAAACGAGAATATGACGTAGCCGCGCAGGAGTTTAAGCAAGTCCGGATTGTTACCGGCTGGAAAGAGGATAGGCCTATCTTTTGGGCCGAGCCTCCGAAGTGGTTGCCCAATGTGTAACTGCTGGATCTGCAAAGGCAAGTCCTGTTATTGCGATATTTGTTCCGATAAGGGCAAATGCAATTATGCAAAATTTGATTTATGCCGATGGGCAATTATTTTAAAGGGGGATAAGTAGATGAACATAACACTTAACATTGAAGCGGGAAACCCAGTCGAGTTACACGAGGCTATCACCGGGTTAGCCGGGATCATGGGGGGTACTGTAACTCCACAGAAGTCAGAGAAGTCTAAACCGAGTAATAGGGCAACAAAGCCGTCAGACCCTAAACCAGCTACAGAACTTAATCATTCAGAAGAAGCAGAGACTCCTAGCAACGAAGATATGTCGGGAGATGATACGACCGGCGTAGAAACTGAAGCTGCGGAAATACCAACAGTCGTTGAGCTACGAGCTGCGGCACAAGCAAAAGGTGGAACTCCTGAAGGCAAGAAAGCGATTAAGGCCCTTCTGGATAAGTTTGAAAGTAAGTCTATATCGGACGTTCCGGAGGACAAGAGAGCCGCATTCCTGACCGCGCTGGGGGGCCTGGATTAAATGAAACACGCCTTACTCGGAGCATCAAAGGCGGCACAGTGGATTAACTGCTCTCCGAGTGCTCGACTACAGGAAAGCATACTTGAGACTAGGAGCGAGTACGCAGACGAGGGTACAGCGGCGCATGAGCTTGCCGAAATTAAACTCAGCTACCGCATTCTCACATGTAACTCTAAGCAGCGGAAGGCCCTGGATGAAAGGTTGAAACGTGCTAAGGAAGGCAAATATTACGGTCCAGAAATGGAACAATCCGTTCAGGAATATGTGGATCTGGTCGAAGAACGATTCATGGCTGCAAAGGCCAGGTCTAGTGACGCGGTTGTACTTCTTGAGGAGCACCTTGACTACAGTGAGTGGGCACCCGAGGGTTTTGGTACAGGGGATGTAGTGTTGATTGCTGACGGAGTGTTAGAAGTCATTGATCTTAAGTATGGAAAAGGTGTACCCGTCAGTGCCTACAACAACCCGCAGCCCCGGCTCTATGTCCTTGGCGCATGGCAGGCCTACAACTACCTCTACTCTATCGACGAGGTCCACATGACCATCATCCAGCCGCGTCTGGACAGCGTTAGCACAGACATTATGCCAATAGGAGAGCTGCTTGACTGGGCAGAGACGGTAGTCAAACCTGCTGCAGTATTGGCCTTTGCCGGAGAGGGCGAATTCAAAGCCGGAGATCACTGCCGATGGTGCAAGGTTAAAGGAAATTGCCGGGCACGTGCTGACGAGAACATGAAGGCACTGGCGTATGAGTTTAAAGACCCTGCACTCATGAGCAATGATGAGATCGGATCTATCCTGTTTATCACCGAACAACTCCAGACCTGGGCTAAGAATGTCGAGGATTTTGCTAATGAACAAGCGCTAAAAGGCAATCCAATACCTCAGTGGAAGCTAGTTGAGGGACGCAGCAATCGCGCCATTACTGACAAGGAAGCTGCTATAGCGGCGCTCAAGGCCACTGATCTGGAGTCAGAGAAGTATCTTAAACCACAAGAACTGTTCGGCATAGGTGAGCTAGAAAAGCGGATCGGTAAAAAGGAATTTGCTGAGTTAATGGGGTCTCTGATTGTAAAGCCGCCGGGTAAGCCAGTGCTCGTTCCAGAGACGGACAAGCGCCCTGAACTGAACAGTATTGATAAAGACTTCGCAGATATTGAAATGGAGGACTGATTAAAAATGGCAATCGACAATCAAGCAACAAAGGTGATCACTGGTAAGGTTCGACTCTCTTATACCCATATCTTCGAGCCACAATCCATTGACGGCGGCGACGAAAAGTACAGTACAGCTATTTTGATTCCAAAGAGTGACAAAGAAACACTGCGGAAGATCAAGGCTGCCGTAGACGCTGCCAAGGAGCTTGGCAAGAGTAAATGGGGTGGCAAAATCCCAACGAACTGCAAACTACCTCTTCGTGACGGTGACGAGGAACGGCCAGATGATGAGGCGTATGCAGGACATTATTTTCTTAATGCCTCAAGCAAGAACAAGCCTGGTGTCGCTAAGCCAGTTGGAAAAGGGGCCAACGGTAAGGCGAAATTTCAAGATATTACGGACACTACGGAAGTTTACTCTGGATGCTACGCCAAGGTCAGCATTAACTTTTACCCATTCGATATGAAAGGCAATCGAGGCATAGCCGCGGGACTTAACAATGTAGTTAAGATACAAGATGGAGACTTTCTAGGTGGTAGAGCGAGTGTTAATGACGAGTTCGCTGGAGAGGATTTTGAAACCGACTTAGGCGATGACGATTTCATGAGCTAATTGTGAAAAATGGGGTTCAGTGATGGACCCCTATTCTATCAAATATGAGGGGGATAAGTGATTATGAGTAAACTACTTTGTCATTGCGGTAGAGAAGCTACTAGGGTGTATTCAGATACACAGAGCGGAATTAAATCTGATGTGTGTTTTGATTGTTACGATATTGAGGAATGCCAAGACCACGGCTACGCGGAAACTGGAGAATCTTACTCGGAAGAGGAGTGTATAGAAATTCTAGAAATGGACGGATGGGAAAGCCGCTATTAACCAAAGATATTTATCCAAAAATAAGGAGGATTAAGAAACGTGAGTGATCAACCAACAGAATTATCGACAAACGTGGCCGTAAGAATCATTGAGACAGCGCCCGCTGTCGTCATATTCAACTACGAAGAGATATCGAATCATTTGGACGGAGTATTAGAAAAATATCAAGGCCTTGTGTTCAGCGACAAAGACGTCACGGAATGTAAAAAGACCATCGCGGAACTTCGAAAAGGTCAAAAGTCCCTGGATGAGTTCCGGAAGGCAACTAAAAAGCAGCTTACCGAATCTGTAACTAATTTCGAGTCCCAATGCAAGGCGCTTTTTAATAGGTTCGAAACCGTTATTAAACCTTTAACCGAGCAACAGGATCAGTTCGAACTTGACCGCAGAGAGAAAAAGCGTGTGGAAATCCAAAGTATTATTGACGCTCTCGTCACAGAAAAAGAGCTAAACGAAAAGTTTGCAGCTCAGCTGATTATCTTAGAAGAATATTTTAACAAGGGCAAGGCTATTAAAGCAATCAAAACAGAACTATCCGCTCTTGCGGCTTCGCTGAAAATACAGCAGGACAAAGAAACTCAAGATGAAGACCTGATCAAGACAAAAGTCGATCTGGCGAACGCTCAATATCAACTGACGAATGTTTTGTTACCAGGGTCTTATATACGGCTTTTAGCCCATCACTCAATAGCCAACATTGAGGCATTGATAGTCTCTGATGCGCAAGAGGTCCAAGAGCTAGAAAAGAAAGCGGCAGAGGCTCTTGCCGCTAAAGCAACTGAAGTGCCAAAAGTTGAAGAAGTTATTATTCCTAAAACGTTCACGGCCCCAGCGCCAGCATCAGAGTCAGTGCCTATCAAGAGTGCGGTGGTATCCGAAGAGATAACTACCCTTTACCAGATAACGGGAACTAAGTACCAGTTAAGCGGGCTAGAGAGTTATTTAGACGTAAACGACCTTACTTGGGATGTTATGCCAAACGAAGAAGATGAAGACGATTTTATGAACTAGGGGTTTGAAAGGATATAAGCCATGAGAAAACAATTCGATAGCTGCTCCTATGAAGAGCTAACCAGTTGTATCCATGCTCGGGTGAAATGGATAAGAGAGTGGCGCAAGTTTAGAAACGATGCTGATACCATGCAATACAAGCATATCCGGTCCACGGCGATTATAAAAATCGCAGTCAATTGCCGAGAAATACGACGCTTACTTAAAATGCGTCGCATTCTTAAAAAGAGTGGCTTGAGAAATTGGGACACTGACCGATTGGGCGATGTCATATGACCCGCTTGCAAATAGATATTGAAACCTACAGCAGCCCCGACTTAATCAAATGCGGCGTGTACCGATACGTCGAAGCTCCAGATTTTGAGATTTTACTTTTTGGATTCGCCTATGATGACGATCCAGTTCAAGTGATTGACCTAACAGCGTTTGAAGATATACCTGACCAAGTGTTCTACGATCTGACTGATCCGTCCGTGATTAAAGCGGCATACAATGCAAACTTTGAACGGACTTGTATATCAAAACATTTCGGCATTGAGTGTGATCCTCTCCAATGGCGTTGTACGTCTGTATGGGCACTGGCGTTAGGACTACCTGGTAATTTGGCAGGAGTCGCCGAAGTGCTAAAACTGGATGCGCAGAAGGACGCAAAAGGCAAAGCCTTAATTAAGTATTTCTCCGTTCCTTGCAAACCGACAAAGACTAACGGCATGAGGGAACGCAATTACCCACACCATGACCCTGAGAAGTGGGAGGAATATAAATCCTATAACCTTCAGGACGTGGTCGTGGAACGCGAAGTTAGACGCAAGCTTGAACGCTTCCCAGTACCAGAACATGAATGGAAACTGTGGGCTCTCGATCAGCGGATAAATGACCAAGGCGTTCGGCTTGACCCGGTGCTGTTCCGGAAAGCAATAGCTTGCGATGAACAGTATGAGACACGACTGGTGCAGGAGGCGCAGGAGCTTACTGGACTGGACAACCCTAACAGCCCGGCACAGATCAAAGAGTGGCTGGCAGAGCATGGATTAGACACGCCTGATGGACTATCAAAAGACTACATGCCTGGGCTATTGGAAGCCGCCCCCGATGATGAGACCCGGAGAGTTCTTGAGCTTAGACAGGAGATGTCGAAGACCAGCGTAGACAAATACAACGCCATGGATCGGAGCATGTGCGCTGATGAGAGAGCCAGAGGGTTGCTCCAATTTTGCGGAGCTAATCGGACTTGGAGATGGGCCGGGCGTTTAATCCAAGTCCAGAATCTTCCTCAAAACAAATTTAAGGACTTAGCATTAGCACGGGAGACGTTAAGATCCGGAGACTTCGAACTGGTAGAACTGTTATTCGGTGCCCCGCCATTCGTACTCAGTCAGCTCATTCGTACAGCGTTCATTCCGTCTGAGGGTTGCCGGTTCATCGTGTCAGACTTTAGCGCGATCGAGGCCCGTGTCATCGCGTGGCTAGCGGATGAGGAATGGGTACTAGACGTATTCAAGGCGCATGGCAAAATATACGAGGCTACAGCGTCCAACATGTTTGGGGTACCATTCGAAACGATCGTCAAGGGTCATAAAAACTATGATCTCCGAGCACGTGGGAAAATAGCAACTTTGGCCTGTGGATTTCAGGGCGGTCCTAAAGCCCTAGAAGTTATGGACTCAAAACACGAGATCGATCCCGACGAGTACCCACGATTGGTCAAGCAATGGCGGGATGCAAACCCTAATATTCGCAAGCTATGGTATGCCGCTGAAGATGCCGCTGTCACAGCAGTGCAGGAGAAGACTACCGTTAAGTTGGCTCATGGAGTTCAGTATCGATATGAGGCGGGTATGTTGTTTGCTGATCTACCTAGTGGCCGGAGCCTAGCATATGTCAATCCTCGAATAAAGCCTGAACCTAAATTCAATAAAGACGGTCTTGTATTCGATGGGGTGGACCAAGTTAAGAAGAAATGGATGTCCCACCGCACATACGGCGGCAGGTTGGTGGAGAATCTTGTTCAAGCTATAGCCCGGGATTGTTTGGCTGAGAGCATGATGCGAGTTGACGCTGAGGGTTATGTGACCGTGATGCACGTACATGACGAGGTGGTGCTCGACGTTCCAATAGGAACTGGGTCCTTGGAGCATGTAACGACCGTGATGGGTAATCCGATCAGTTGGGCGCCAGGAATACCGATGAGGGCAGCCGGATTCGAATGCGATTTTTATATGAAAGATTAGCATCTCAGGAGTGAACTTTGAGAAATACGGTTTATTAGTAGTAGAATTTTGAATTTATTTTAAGAGGAGATGTCTATATGAAATTTGTAAATCCATCGGTTGTTATCGAGGCTCAGGACTGGGGTAAGATCCTACAACGAATCGAAACTAAGGGCCGCGTCTGCTATAAGAGCGAAGAGCGCATTACTGATAGTTCATCTGTGGCTTTTATAGGATCACTGATCAAAAGGGGGCACTTGTCCGTTTTGGAACACGCGTCAGTCTCAGTCAAGTTTATCGTCGATCGCGGCGTGTCGCATGAGATCGTTAGGCACAGACTAGCGTCTTACAGCCAAGAATCTACTCGGTATTGCAACTATGGAAACGACGACAACGGGATTACCGTTATTAGACCTTTCTTCTGGATAAACGAGGCATTCACAATGAGTAAATGGCTTGAGGTTATGAAAAAGTGTGAGAATGGTTACCTTGATTTGTTGAAGTTAGGGGCTTCAGCCCAAGAAGCACGAAGCGTTCTGCCTAACAGTCTTAAGACTGAAATATGGATGACGGCTGATATCCGTGAGTGGCTTCATTTCTTCAGTGTAAGAGCCGCCAAAGCAGCACACCCACAAATGAGACAGGTTGCCATTCCGTTGTTGTTGGAGTTTAGTCACCTTATGCCCGCAATATTTGGGGATGCTGATTTTGATAGGGATTTTCCAATTGAACATTATGCGGAGGTGGTGTGCGAAGCTGAAGAGGAAGAATGCATCAACAGCGGTCCGTATACCCTTCGTATTTTGGAACGCTTGGAGAAGCAAACGCAAAAGGGGATGGAGAAGTACGGAGCGACACTGGACCAGAACCCATTGGGGCTATCTACTGCGCAGGTCGTGGAGTATGCGCTTGAAGAGGTTACAGACCTTCCCGTTTACCTTGAAAAGGTCAAGGACGATGTGGGAGGAGACCAAAATGGCTAAGTTTACAATGGTTTGCGAAAACGGAATTGAGACGTCTACTTTGAATTTTAGAGGTCGGGATTTTACGTTGACAATGGGGAGATGGGAAGAGGATGGGCCGATCACCAGCAAGGAAAAATCCCTTGATATCCAAATCGAGGAAGCTTATCCGGATGACGAAAATCTTGAAGAGATCATTGATCTACTGGACGGACTAGGTGACACTTTCGACTGTGAAGCATCGCTTGAAGGATTGACAGGTTTTGAAGATGCTGGCGCCTACGGGGGAAACGATTGAGGTGAAAAGCCGTGTTCTGTGCTACTGAGTTTTATCCAACGCCAATAGGCGTTATTCATAAAATGCTTGCAGGGATAAACCTAAGAGAAATGCATACTATCCTCGAACCTAGTGCTGGCAAGGGAGATATTGCTGAAGCTATTCGAGAAAAGATTAGCAACACTCAAGATAATATGCGACAGAGAACAGATGTCGTGGAGATCGATGATAACCTTCGTCACATTTTAAAAGGTAAGGGGTTTAGGGTAATCCACGATGATTTTCTCACGCTCGAGACTTTTAAGGCCTATGACCTCATCGTTATGAATCCCCCATTTTCAAACGGGGACAAGCACTTACTCAAGGCTCTGGAGATGCAGAAAGATGGCGGGAAGATCGTTTGCCTCTTAAACGCAGAAACGCTCAAGAATCCATATTCTAACGTCCGTAAGGATTTGAACCGTAAGCTGGATGAATACGAAGCAGAGGTTGAATTTATTGATGGGGCGTTCGCCGATGCAGAGCGAAAAACTAAAGTTGAAGTCGCGCTGATCAAGGTTGATATCCCGAAAGCTGACAAGGAAAGCATTATCCTTGAAGGGCTAAAGAAAGAGGAAATACACAGGGTTCAAGAAGACGATTCTGGGGCTGTAACAAGTGCTGATTTTCTTAAGAGAATTGTTGAGCAATACAATTTTGAGGTTAAGGCAGGACTAAGGTTAATTAATGAATATTACGCTATGAAACCCTTTATCCTTGCATCGAATAGGGGAGGAAGTTCCCCAATCATTAATCTTTCGGTCGAAGCTGACCCGAATTACACCTCAACACCAAATGCCTTCATCGAGAAAGTACGCTACAAATACTGGGAAACTCTATTTCAATCAGACGTATTTGCTAGTTTATTCACATCGGATCTTCAGAAGCAGTACATGGAGAAAATCAAGGAACTGCAGGGCTATGATTTCTCACTCTATAATATCTACTCGATCCGTGCAGATATATCCAAGCTGATGATGAAAAGCGTTGAAAAGACCATTCTTGACCTGTTTGAAGAGTTTTCGCACAAGAGCCATTGGCACGATGAAACGAGCAAGAATATTCATTATTACGATGGCTGGAAAACAAACAAGGCGTGGGTCATTAATCACAAGGTGATTATTCGGCTCCCTGGGTTTAATGATATCCGATGGGGCGGTGAGTACACACCAAACGATTATCAAGTTGTAAGAAAACTAATGGACACCGAAAAGGTTTTTAATTACTTGGATGGCGGACTAACGGATCATGTTGACCTAAAGGAAGCTCTGGACAAGGCGAGGGTTGATCTCCAGACCAAGAAGATACAGCTCACATACTTCACGGTTACTTTCTTCAAAAAGGGAACCTGCCATATCGAGTTTACAAATTTGGACTTACTCAAGAAGTTCAATCTGTTCGGATCACAGCGCAAAGGATGGCTTCCTCCTAGCTATGGCAAAACGAAGTATAAGGACATGAGCAAGGAAGAAAAGGCTGTTGTGGATCAATTCGAGGGCGAGAAAGAGTATGAGCGAGTGATGGAACAAAAGGATTATTTTATTTATAAATCGGACGGATTGTTGATGCTGGATAGTGGGGGGTGAAGCGAATGTTCCTTAGAAAGCTCACAGATGAAGAAGTAGAATCAATCAAAAAACTAAAGGATGGCATCAAAGAGCAGCGCGAAAAGTTACGGAGTGCTATTAAAAAGCAACAAAAAAATATCCAGAAAGAAACTAAAAGGCTCAAAGGGCTTAAGGCTAAAGATTCGGATATGTTCGAGACTTTAAATGCTTTACGCGATCGCCTCTCTTCGCTACAAAATCAATTAAACACTCTGCCGGTAATTACTGGGCTTCCAGTGATTGTGACCCTAGATGACGAATCATTGCGCTTGAACTATGAGCTTCTAAGAAAGTTTGCTCACTCGCTGGATAGAAGTGATTTCTGGCAATACCATTTTAAAATCAAAGGCGGTACCTTGACTATCAAATACGAGAAGCACGGTCAAAGTGGGACTTTGGAGCTGTGCAAAATACCGGAATACCAAACTGAATTACTTACTGGACTACCGACAATTGATCTTAAGGAGTGATTTTGAGATGAGCATAAATGGGGGGGGGAATCCCGGGTGAACCCCAAAGCGAAAAAGGCATTGGATCAGCTTGGAGAGCTACCCGGTATGTCCAGTGTAAAGAGCCAAGTTGAGCAAATGACACAATTTGCTCGGATATCTAAGCTTCGAGAACGAAACGGATTAAAGGCAGAGCCACATTCTAACCATATGGTTTTCACAGGAAATCCGGGTACCGGCAAGACTACCGCGGCTAGACTAATTGGACAAGCATTTGCCGCGTTGGGACTTCTTAAAGCATACGCCGATAATCCACCATTCGTCGAGGTCCATCATGCCGATGTCGAAAGCGAGTTTGTTGGACTAGCTGAAAAGAACATAAAAGAGAAGTTCCAAGAAGCAAAAGGCGGCGTTCTGTTTATTGATGAGGCCTATACCTTTTTGGGAACTTCTGCTCACAAGTCCAGCGAGAAAGTTGTAGGAGCTATTGTCCAGATGTTAGAGGACATGGGGGATAGCGTCGTTGTCATTGTAGCAGGGTACCCCGAGGAAATGGAGGAGTTCCTGGACTATAATCCAGGGCTCCGGTCTCGATTCTCAAACGTCATCCATTTCCCGGACTATGACACAAAAGACCTTATACGCATCGCGGAGTATATGTGCTCCAAACGTGATTACGAGATGACGAATGAATTCCGTGAACGCCTAAGCCAGCAACTCAAGCAAGAGAAATTGCATCCTAATTTCGGAAATGCCAGAACAGTTCGTAACCTAATTGAACAGGCGATCAAAAGGCAGTCTGTCAGAGTAAGTTGTCTATCTAATCCCCGGCGTCGTGATCTGATATTACTAACAGGTGAGGACATCCAGCTAGAGAAAAAGAACACACCTAATGAAAAGATGGTATTAACCAAAACCCTTCAACGGATACAGGACCGTTTGCAGGAGATCGAGTTTGAAAACCTGCTGACATGAGAGGTGAATACCTTTGACGGAAACAATCGACATATCGTTCGGCAAGCACCGGGCTGACACGAGTTGGAAGCCACAATATTTAACCTGGGAAGAGTTCGTCGCTCGGTTACGTAAGGTCAGGCGCACGTCCGAGACGATGGCTCAGTACGACAAAATGCATAATATCGGGCGTGGAAAGGTCAAAGACGGCCCGGCATTTGTTGGCGGACTTGTCCGAGGTGGACGCCGGAAAAAGGAGAATGTCGACACACGTAGTCTGATTACATTGGACGCCGATCATATAGCCGATGACGGTTTCCTATTCGCTGCTGAACTCGTGCTAGGCGGTACTGCTTATGTAATCTATACGACACACAGTCATAGGCCGCAGAAGCCAAAATATCGCTTAATTGCTCTGGTTGATCGCGCTATGAACCCCGATGAATACGCAGCGGCAAGTCGTAAACTGGCTGAGCAGATCGGCATGGAATATTTCGACAAAACCACATTCGAAGTTCATAGACTCATGTACCTACCAAGTTGCTCGAAAGATGCAGTGCCGATGTTGGAAGTTTACGAAGGTGACGCGCTGAGTGTGGACGGTATGCTCAACCAGTATGGTGACTGGAAAGACCCACTTCAGTGGCCACGTCATGCCGATGATAAGGTGCAACGTCATACAACAGGAAAACCAAGGATGGAAGACCCAAGAGCCAAGCAGGGGGTAGTAGGGGCATTCTGTCGCTGCTACTCCATAAGCGAAGCCATAGCAACGTTTCTACCTGATGCGTATGAGTCGGTGGACGATAGCCTAAAACGATTTACTTATGTCGGTGCTTCCAGCCATGGCGGTCTTGTGGTCTATGACGATTATGGTGGAGACACATTCGCATACAGCCATCATGAGAGTGACCCATGTAGCGGCAGAGAGGTCAATGCGTTTGATCTGGTACGGCTGCATAAGTTCGGTAAACTTGATGACCGTGCGAGTGAGAAGACCAACATATCCAAACTGCCAAGCCATATAGCCATGGAGCAATTCGTAGTTAACCAGCCGGTTGTTAAACGATCCAGAATGGCCGAAATCCAAGAGGATTTTAGCAGTAGCGGCGATGATACTCCTGACGATGACCCGGAGGGCGATAGATGGCAAGATGACCTTGAATTCCACCCAAAGACGAATCTCCCACTCCCAACAGCATCAAACATAGAATTAATTCTTGCTCATGGAGTATGGCACAGAGTCCTTGCGTATGACGCTTTTGGCAATACAGAGGTCATACGCAAGCCCCTGCCGTGGAGAGAGCAGGAAAGGCAAGGTAGAGCTTATGAACCCTGGCTTGGGGCAGACGATAAACGGATGCAGCACTGGTTTGCCAAAACCTACAGGATAAATACGGCAAAGACCATACAAAATGCTTTTACGGAGGTTGTTCACATGAATACATTTCACCCTATTAAGGCTTATGTTGAGGGCCACATTTGGGACGGTATAGAAAGGGCCGAACACCTATTTGTTGATTATCTCGGAGCGGCTGATACCCATTATGTAAAGATGGTAACTCGAAAGATGTTGCTTGCTGCTATAAAGCGGCTCTATGTACCGGGATGTAAATTCGATGAAATGCTGGTCCTTATTGGCCCACAGGGAGCTGGTAAAAGCAGTTTGTTGGCGAAGCTTGGGCGGGAATGGTTCAGCGATTCTTTGCGGACGTTTGAGAATAAGGAAGCAGGAGAACACCTGCAGTCTGGTTGGATTTTCGAAATTGGTGAGTTGTCGGCATTGAAGAAATCTGAGGTCGAGGAGGTTAAGGCATTTCTATCAAAAACTGAAGACCGTTACCGAGTTGCTTATGATCGACAGGTCTCGGAATTTCCACGGAAATGCGTATTTTTTGGCACAACAAATACTAGGGATTTCCTGCGAGACTCAACAGGAAACCGTCGTTTTTGGCCTGTAGAAGTACACCCGGAGAGAGCTAAGTACATCCATTGGAATCACCTAACTGAACCCCTTGTGGGGCAAATATGGGCTGAAGTTTTGAGCTGGTTTGAGGCGGGGGAATCCTTAGAGCTGGATAAGGAAGCCAAAGAAGAAGCGATTCGTCAGCAAGCACTTCATATGGAGACGGACCCTAGAGAGGGGATTATCCAAGAATGGCTTGAAACTCCTATCGAAGATGAGTGGGCAGACGAATCCGAAAAAGGGGCTTTACGCACTCGCGTGTGTGCTTCCCAAGTCTGGACCGAGTGTTTAAACAACAAAAAAGGTTCTATTCGTCCATGGGAAGCGAAGGAGATTTGTGATATTTTGCGTCGCATACCGGGGTGGGTAGAAAGAAAAGGAAAGGCTAGAGTCTTCGGATATGGGGTTCAGTTGGTGTTTGAAAGGGAGTAAAAACGGTTGCCATAAGCGTATTTTCTACAGCAATCCTTGGCAACCGTGGCAACATTAAAAGTTGCAGTATTTGCCGTAAGGTTGCCGTAAAAATAGGATTACAGCAACTACTGAAAGCGTTAATACCAAAAGGCTTAAAGATATTGGTTGCCGTAGTTGCTGTAATTTCTTCTATTAAAGTAGTTATGTAATTAGCATAGGGGGTAATAGAGGGGTATATATATAGCCCCTATGCTAAACGTGATATTGCCCATATACGTGTGTGCGAGGAAATACCGCAACCCCAGCCATAAAACAAAAGAGGTGGCTAAATGCGTGAATCAAAACTAGAGCAGCGCTTAGTTAGCGAAGTCAAACGTATTGGTGGGCGAGCGCCGAAATGGGTTTCACCCGGAAATCGTGGAGTGCCTGATAGACTGGTAATTCTACCGAACGGGAGAACGATCTTTGTCGAGATGAAAGCGCCGGGCAAACCATTAGAGCCGTTACAAGTTAGGTGGGCTAAAATCCTGCAAAGCCTGGGGCACCAAGTTTACAAGATTGATTCCAACGAGGATATCGATAAATTTATAAGCGAGGTGATGCCAAAATGAAGTTCATCCCACACCAGTATCAAGAGTATGCAACACAAAGAATATTGGACACGCCGTATATCGCGTTACTGTTGGAGATGGGCCTCGGTTAGCAAAACAGTAAGCACTCTGACAGCGATCGACTTACTGCTGAATGACTACTTCGATGCAAGCCGTGTTTTGGTGATTGCACCACTTCGGGTAGCGGATGATACCTGGGCCAGAGAAACTGAGAAGTGGGATCACCTGAAGCACTTACGGATCAGCAAAGTGTTAGGATCTGCAGCAGCACGAAGAAAAGCTTTAAGAGCCGATGCAGATATCTTTGTAATTAATAGGGAAAATGTGGAATGGATTGTTAGTGAACTCGGCACTGCTTGGAACTTTGATACTGTCGTGATCGATGAGTTATCCAGTTTTAAGAATGGGCAGTCTAAACGATTTCGGGCGTTGCGTCGAGTGCGACCGTTGATGAAACGAGTGATCGGATTAACCGGCACACCAGCGCCCAATGGCTTGATGGATTTATGGCCTGAGATTTATTTACTAGATCAGGGTGAACGACTAGGCAAGACGATCACGAGCTACAGGGATCATTATTTCACGCCTGGAGCCAGAAGCGGTCATGTGGTGTACGAGTGGAAAGAGAAGCAGGAGGCGGAGCAGCGGATCTATGATGCTATATCCGATATTGCTGTGAGCATGAAAGCCAAAGACTGGCTTGAACTTCCTGAGCGAATCGATCGAGTTGTCCCGATCAAGCTGAACGATCAATCCCGAGAGCTATACAAGAAGCTGGAAAAAGACATGTTACTGTCGTACTTGGATGCGGACGTCGTCGCCATTACCGCCGCGGTGCTGTCGAACAAGTTATTGCAGATGGCGTCTGGAGCAGTCTATGACGAGGAGAAAGGTGTAAAGCTGATCCACGATGCCAAGTTGGACGCGCTGGAGGATATCATCGAAGCGGCGAATGGTAAACCGGTTATGGCGTTTTATAACTTTAAGCATTCGTTATCCCGGATTCAACAACGTTTTCCAAAGGCGCGGATCCTGAGAAAAGGCAAAGACGGAACTCAAGATATTGCAGACTGGAACAATGATAAAATCCCACTGCTACTGCTACACCCAAAGAGCGCCGGCCACGGACTAAATCTCCAAGATTCGAGTTGCCAAGTCATTGTTTGGTTTGATATGACGTGGTCACTCGAAGAGTTTCAGCAGGCGAATGCCAGAGTGCATAGGCAGGGACAGACGCGCAGAATCGTAATCATGCAACTCGTTGCTGAAGGGACCATTGACGATGACGTTGTGGGGGCTATCACGCAAAAAGCCGCTGGACAAGATGCCTTGATGGATGCGGTCAAGGCGAGAATTGAGAAAGTGAGAGGTGAATAGGCATGAAGCTTAATCCAGAAGTTTTAAAGATAATCGAAACGGCTGTAAATAAAGCGGCCCAGGAAAGCGTAAAGGCGGTAGCACAAGACACTTCTGGTGAACGTAATTATTTTAGAGAAACGGAGATATTGCTTTATAATTATCCGGCATTAAGCCTAAAGGTTGCGCAGGATGAAGAATTTCTTTACGATCCTGAATCATTCACAGCACCAACGACAAGACAATCAAAGGACATCGTTGTGTTTTCAACGAGGAATA